ATTATCAGAAGACTTTACAGAGGACGATGGGCCTGAAAAGGCGTAGGTGAATACAATGATATTAGTAGATATGAACCAAGTGACATTATCTAATCTGATGATACAGATTGGTAGGAATACAGATGTTGACCCAGATATGGTTCGGCACATGGTTCTCAATTCATTAAGGGGATACAGAACACGGTTCACTGAGGAATACGGAGAACTGGTATTATGTTATGATAACAAAACCAATTGGAGAAGGGATTACTTTCCCAACTACAAACATGGTAGACGTAAGGACAGAAAAGCGTCTAAGTTAGATTGGGGTTCGATATTCGATACCTTGCATCTAATCAAAACAGAACTACAAGACAACTTTCCATATAAAGTACTAGAGGTAGAAGATTCAGAGGCAGATGATATTATCGCCTCAATTGTACATTGGGTAAGTGGGTCACCATCTCGTTACGAAAAGGTATTGATTGTTTCTGGTGATAAGGACTTTATTCAATTACAGAAACACAACTTTGTAACACAGTATAGTCCAACACTTAAAAAGTTTATAAATGGTATTGACCCAGTTACATATATCAGAGAACACATCCTAAAGGGTGACCGAAGTGATGGTGTTCCAAACTTCTTGTCGCCGGATAATTGTTTTGTTGATGAGATGCGTCAGCGTCCTATCTCAAAAAAGAAACTGGCAACTTGGGTTGATTTAGAACCAGAAGATTTCTGTAATGAAGAGATGTTAAGAAACTATCAACGTAACAGAAAATTAATAGATTTGGAGTATGCACCAGCTGGGATTACAGACCGATGTATACAAGCATATCTAAATAGTACTGTTAAAGACAGAAGTGGTTTATTGAACTACTTCATTAAACACAGACTGAAAAACCATATGGAAAATATTGGAGACTTTTAAAATGGCAGTGAATACATATACACCTCTTTTACATGAGGTATTGAAAAAAGTTCATAATGCAAAGACTAAGGATAAGAAGGTTAGTATTCTTAGAGAGAATGATAGTGAAGCATTAAGAATGGTTATCAAGGGTTCATTCGACCCTAATATCGAATGGGTATTACCAGAGGGTGATGTTCCTTACAAAAAGAACGAAGCGCCTGATGGTACGGAACATACCATGTTGTTCCAAGAATCAAAAAAATTATGGCACTTCATCAAAGGCGGTGACGGTAAGACACCACAATGGAAGAAGGAAACTATGTTCGTTCAGATGTTAGAAGGGTTGTCTGCTGGAGAAGCAGAAGTGCTGGTTGCCGCAAAGGATAAAAAACTACATCAAGTCTACAAAGGACTTTCTGCGGCAGTTGTCAAAGAAGCGTTTGGTTGGAACGACCAATTTACTAAAACTTCTTGACAATTCAGTACTTTTGAAGTACTATGAATAAAGACTTGGTAATGAGGTTGTTATGAAAATGGAACACGCTCCTCTCTCTCTCACTTTAAAAGTGTTCCGATTCGCAAGTGATTCGCTATAGTCTTTGGGGGGAACTTAGATTCCCCCCATTTTTTTCTTTAAAATCAATCATTTAAAAACCCCTTGACAATGTTATTAAAACATGGTAGCTTATAAACATAATGAGAGATAAAGGATTAAATATGAATTTAGTTGCTGTTGAAGGTGGAAACAAAACCCAGAGAGAAATCTGTGAAAAGGTTGTCCACTATATGATTGGTCAACTGATGCCCAGAATGCGTACTCTTGATATTGATGTACAACTCAAGAACCTTACAGGTGACGCAGTTGGTTTCTGCATGATGGAAGAGAACAATCGTCAGTTCACCATTGAGGCAGACAGGAAGATGGGTATTAAAGATTTGGTTACTACAATTTGTCATGAGATGATTCATGTCAAACAGTATGCCAGAAAAGAGATGGACGATTGGAGTGGCGTTGGTCTTGCTCGTTGGAAAGGTAGAACTTTCAATGCCGCAAATACTAACTACTACAACCTTCCTTGGGAGAAGGAAGCCTATCGTCTTCAAGACAAATTTGCAAACATGGTATGGAATGAGGAGATTATATAATGATGCCAAATAACACAAGTCAGACTGTCGCAGTCATTCACACAGCGTTTGAGGATAAACCATCCACAGTCGCTTTAGTACACACCAAAGAAGGTATGACACTTAATCAGAAACTTGAGTATGCCTATCGGTGGACACAGAACATCATGGACAGTTGGTCATTGAAGATGCCAATGGATGGTAATGATGATGTGACTGTCATGGGCGAGATTGTCGATGGTATGGGGTTGCGGTCTACCTCAATGGGTGACCAGATTTTGGTCGGTACTGAAAAGTATGTGGTTGCACCGATGGGTTTCACAACACTTGATGGAGAACCAGTATGAGTCATCCAGTGAATGATGAAATCAAGGAATCAATTCTTGATGAAGTGGAATCAATGCCAATCTGGGTATTCCAAGATGCTCTTGAAAAGGCAAACCTTGAAGGAAACAGTGTCATTGATAGTTTGGTAGAGAACTTAGTAGAAACCATGTTTGAACAGAGGAGTGTATAATGGCAGTTAGAAAACCTAACGGTGAGTTTGTGATAGACCTTGATGGGGAAAAGGGTAACGCCTTTTTTCTCTTGGGTACTGCACAGTTGTTATCAAAACAAATGGGTCTTGGTAATGAAGTGACTGAGGAAATGCAGTCTGGTGATTACATCAATCTAATCCAGACGATGAATAAATATTTTCCATTTATCATATTTGAAACAAACAATGATGAATATCTGGAGGCACTAAATGCTTAAGGAACTTATCGTAAGTTCTATGTTGTCGTTTACACCATCTGCAAGTGCAGACACCGTACCGACAAAACAACAGTTCATGATTGATGAGGCATTCTGTCTTGCGAAGAATGTCTATTTTGAAGCACGAAACCAACCACTTGCTGGTCAATTAGCGGTGATATCTGTCACGGTGAATCGTGTTAATGATAGTCGTTTTCCGAATACTATTTGTGGGGTAGTTTATCAGGGCCCACATCGTCCTAGTTGGAAAGATGAGACAGTCATGATTCCAGTTCGACATCGTTGTCAGTTTAGTTGGTATTGTGATGGACTGTCAGACCGTATTCATAACTTAGAAACATTTGATGAGATTTTGTCATTGACTTCTGGTGTTGTAGATGGTAGCTTTACAATTGCAGATATTACAGAAGGTGCAACACATTATCATGCTGACTATGTAGAACCAGCATGGGCAAAGACAAAAACTAAAACGATAGAGATTGAAGACCATATCTTTTATCGTTGGGAGATACAGGAATGAATATATTTTATCTTAGTGCATATCCAGACCAGTGTGCAGAGATGCATTGCGACAAACACGTTTGTAAGATGATTATCGAATATGCACAAATTATGTCTACTGCTCATCGTGTATTGGATGGTGAAGAGTATTATGGTCGCACTAAGAATGGTAGACGTATCAAACGATGGAAGATGAATTCTAATCTAGAGGATATACTCTATAAAGCATCTCATGTGAATCATCCTAGTAATCAGTGGGTTCGTGCATCGTGGCGAAATTACACTTGGTTATATGAAATGTGGGAATGTCTGTGTAATGAATACACACACAGGTATGGTCGCAAACATGAAACTGATAGAAAACTGCGTGATGTTCTTCTTGAACCACCAAGAAATATTCCCCACGAGCGTTGGTCAGAACCAACACAAGCAATGCCTGATGATGTAAAAATTAAAGGAAACTCACTAATCGCATATCGAAACTACTATATAAAATATAAGAAGGATTTTGCAGTATGGACAAAACGAACAACACCGCATTGGATGACCCAGAACCACAACGATACTATGATTGGATGTTATGGAAAATGAGACAGGAAAAGGCGAAAGAACCAGTTGTTATGACAACAGAAGAAATGATGAAAAAGGAAATTGCAGAAATGCAATCATCTATTCACCATTTGCAGATTCGTGTTAAGGAACTGATAGAAGAAAACGAGAAACTAAAATCTCAAATTGGTGATTGGAAAAATAGTTTATGGGGCTCTGACTATAGACAGAGGTTTCATACATAATGCCTAATTACAATTTCAGAAATAATGAATGAAGCTCCTATG